ATATAACTTATCATTTTATCTAAACTAGTTCTAGCCCCTTTACCATTGATACGCCACCTCCACGTATTTTTGTGATGAGCTTGTCTTTTTTTGCATAAATACATACAACCACCAAAAAATTCATAGAATCTAGTGACCATGTCCTTATCGGTTGTTTCAACTGAACAAGCTAGGTATTTTTGTTTTTTCCATTTTGACCAGATGCCAAAACTTCCTTCACCATCAAATACACCAGCTAAAAATATTAATTTATTTTTTTCTGGTAGACTTTCGTAATCGTTTTTTGCCATTACTAGACCTCATTATTTTAATTCCTTGTGAATTTGGTCCTTTTTTAGGCGGTGGCCCAAACTTGACTCCTCCACTTAGTCCTTTTCTAACGTTGCGTCTTTCTGATTGCATTTTTACCTGCTTTAAATATTGCTGCTACTCTAGATTTACCCATGACCTTAGCTCGTTGCTCACCAACTGTGAGTATTTGTATTTTTCTTGCAAAAGGTTTGTTAATATTTTTTACTTTTCTTACAGTTGCACTAGCATCTGCGGGTGTAGCGAATTTTATTCTTACAGTGTCTCTTGGATTTTCATCAGTGTAGAGTCTTCTACCTGAACCTTTAGGTTTTTTACCTGTTCCTACTTTTGGATCTCTATTTTTTCTCAAGTTTTTGTCTCGCAATTTCTAATCTTTCATCAGATTGTTCATCTTGTTGTTGAAGTTTATCATAGTTAAATTGTAACTTAGCTCCTTCTCTTTGATTTTCTAAATCTTGTTTCATTCTAGCCTCTTCAGCTTTTCTCTGCATGTCCATAGCTTTTAAATCTACTTCTTGTTGTTTTATTCTAACTAATGGATCTTGTTTAGCAGCGTTAGATTGCATCTCTGCTTGTACTAATTCGCTTGTTATCTGTGCAGCCTTTTTTGCAACCTCTGAATCAAATATAATTTGATAAGCTTGTGGATTTTCTTGTGCTAACTGTGCCATTTCTGGATCATCTGACATCATAAGTTTAACTTCTGCTCTTGCTTTGAAAGAAATATGATCAGAAACGTGTGATTGTAACAACGCATAAACCGCAGGATTTATTTGAACCATTCTTGAGTTCATAAAAGACATGTGAGCAGTTAAATGTGCATCATGATCTTGAAATTCAAACGCTGTTAGTAGTTGCATTTGTAATGCTCGTGCATTTTCTTTTGCAGGATCCATTGGTTCTGGTTGTTTTGGTGCAGGTTTGAGCAAAGTTTCTATTTGTTTTGTACCTAAAGCTTCATAAACTCTTCTATATGCTTCATGTATATTGTGAATTTGTGGATTTGAAGAGGCAACTTGCAATTGTGTTTGTGCTAAAGTCACTCTTTGAGCCATAGACATAATATTTGGATCAGCAACAGGTAAAATATCGACACGATTATCAAAATCTGATGCTTTTATTTGTCTTGGACCTCCATAAACATCATAAGGATACTCTGGTGGCAATGATTCTTGGCAAATTCTTGCTAAAATTTTAAATTCTAACCTCATTGCGTAGTAACATCTCTTGTGAACACCACTCATCACACGTGAACCACGTTCCATCATAGCAATTGTAGTGCCAACAGCTCTGTTTTGTAGATCATTACCAATATTACTATCTGTAATAGCAGCAAATTTTTGTCCAGCTTGCACAACGAAACCTAAAAGATTGTATAATGTGGTGCTTGGTTCTGTAAAAGGTAGATTAAAAAATTGATCTCTAATGTTTCCACCTGGTGCATCAACATCTCTAAACTCTCCAGGTTGTATTGGTTGGTCATCATCTCTAACTCTTATGCCTCTAGACTTAAAACCAGCTGGTAAATTTTTTAATGTGCCTGCATCTATTAATTGTCTTAGAGATTGAGTCGCTGCTCTACTTAATCCACCAATCATATGTGTTAAACCAAAACCATAAAAACCTAATCCTGGTAAAAATTTGTAATGCACAAAGTATTCTATTCTCGCATAACCTAAATCATCAGGTTTATAATTTCTATAAATTGATAATATTTCACTAGAGCCTTCATCTATTGTAACAATATAAGGAATTTTTATTTTTTTTGCTTTGTCATCAAAATCTTCATAGTCATCTAAATTTAAATCAACATGCATTTCTAGAATTGTGTGTAAATAGTCATCACCACTTCTCTTAATTCCCTCAATCTCGTTTATCTTTTTTTGCAAAGCATCAGGTTCTTGATTAGACTGTATCAATTCAATGTCTCTATAAAATCCACCTGCTTGTTTTTTTATAACTTCGTTCTGAGTCATCTTCATTACATGTGTAATCCTTTCACAATCTTTTAAATCAGATGCAAAGTAAGGAACTACTAAATCTTCTGCAGGTATAAATTTAGAAACAGGTCTTCCAAGTATTTGATCGTAATAAACTTTTTTAAAAGTAGATCCAGATAACGGTAGATAAAATAACATTTGATCCATATCAGTCGTGTACTCTTCCATATCCTCCATCAACAGATAATTCATATACTCTTTTACACGATCAGCTTGAGCTTCAACCGCTGGAGTTTGCACACCAACAACTTGAGTTCTTACTGGACCATCAGATGGACATAATTCTTTATATGCTTGTGCTTGAAATTGAGTTACAGATTCTGCAAGAAGCGGGTGAGTAACATTAGATGCACCTTTAAATGGTCTGGTGACTTCAGAGTATTTAGTGCCTAAAAGGTCTAAACCTTTAATGTAAGTTTCTTCCCACTCTTTTCTAGATAATTTATCTTTTTTATACTCTTGCATTAAATCTGATGCCATAGATTTAAGAACTCTCTCATCCATGCTCTCTGCAAGATTTGCATTAAAATCGTCTTGAGGTCTTTCCTCTACTGTCTCTTCGCCCTCTATAGTGACATCAACTGGTAAACCTTCAGGTTGTTCAACAGTTTCTTCAATTTTATCTTCTTCAGTTACAACAGTTTCATTATTCTTTTCGATAGCCATTTCTAATTGTACCTTATTGGTTTAAACATATCCACTACCAAGCCCCCAAAGCGTTTATAGGTTTTTTGAGTGTATTTCATTAAAGGATTTACTTTAACTGCAAAAGCATCAAAATACAAGTTAGGATTAGATCCCTCTATGAATCTAAAGCCTGCTTCTTGAGTTTTTCTAGCTTCTGAATGATAAATGCTTTTTAAAGTCTTGCCTCCTAAAGTAGTATGTGTGCTAGGATATTTAAAAGTATTGGTTTCTATTTTCTTATATGGTTTAGCTGGATCTGATAAGGAGACTTTTATAGGACCTGCCTTTGAATTGTAAAACCTTGCAGCCTTTTTCATTACATTTGCCATAACAGATGTCCCTTTTCTATTAATTCCCTTACCACTTGCATAGCCATAAAATCTTTCGTTACCAGCTTTATAACCTTGTCTAAAACTTAATTTATCAAAAGGAGCAACGGCTACAAAATCATAATTCATTTTCGCAGCTTTATTCATCAAATATTTTAATGCATGATCACCATATTGATCAGCCTCTACCATTGGAAAATAATCAAACTGTTTTGTTTTACCTGCAATCTTTTGTAACTCAGTAGTTGTTCTAGCAAGTTGATTTGAAACTGTGCCAGCTAAATTACTATCATTACTTCTTACGGCTTCGTCTAATAAACCAGTTAATCTTTGTCTTTGATTCATCAATAAACCTAATTCAATATCTCTTTGAAAAGGATTATTTCTAAATTCTGTGCTAAGTTGTTGAGCTTTCGTTAATTGTTTTGCAATATTTTGATTAACATCAGATTGTATTTCATGAATAAAAAATCCTTTTTTACCATCAGGTGTAAATCTTGTATCAAATCGAACGTGGTAGATTTGATTGGTACCAGCATCTGAAAAGTGACTAGGAGATCTTAAGGGTGAACTATTGGTAGGTATTGCCTCATCTAATCTAAAAATTGTTTCTCTATAATCTTTACCACCCTGCAAAGTATAGTTTGATTCGTTAGCATATTTAGTAGAAACATTTTTACCCACAATCTTTGCATTAGCTCCATCTACTTCACCTAAAATTTTATTTAATCTTTTGAAATCTGAAGCACCTAAGTCTCTAGTAAATGCTTTTGCTCTATTAATATTATCTAAAAACTCTTTAAGTATAACTTTATTAGCAGTCTCTGATAGAGCATCTGCTTCAACACCTCTTAAAGCATAAGCAGCATCTTCTATTGCTTGTTTAACACCTGGAGCATTAGCATATTTCTTTGCAATCTCATCTAGTTCTTGGGACGAATTTTTTGCTACCTTTAAGAAGTTAGCATAACTTTCACTTGGAACTCCTAACTCAACTGCTTTTAATCTATTAATTGGATTTAATCTAATCATGTTACCAACTTCATTAGCATCTAATTTAATGCCAAACTTCTGTGCTGCAGCTAACAAGCCACCTGTTAGGTTTCCTGCATCATCGAATGTTGCAATATTAGAATCGAACAGTTCTTCTTTTGTTACACTTGCCTCTCTACCGGCAAAGGGACCAGAGTCATATTTAAATCTTTTCTGATCTCTAACAGTTCTAGTTGATGGTTTACCAAAAACTTTGAAGTTTACTTTTCTAGTGGATGTTAAATGATTTAACCATTCATCTGCAGTGTATCGACCAGGGCCAATCCTCATCGCCCAATCATAAGTAGATGAACCAAAAGCAGGAGCAACGTCATCTCCCATGTAGAGTGGTTTTGTTTTATTAAGTTTTACTGGTGGATTAATTAATTCTTTTTTAGCAAGTTCAAGACCAGTCTCTTGCGAACCTTTACCTTCATATGTAAGAAGTTTTTGTTGTTGTCCGGTAGTCGGTGTCGCTGATTCTTTCTTGCCTTTTAGAAGTCTTTTCCCAAGTTGGAATAAACCTTTGAGGGACATAAATCCCCCTTAATACATTTTTGTAGGTTTGTTTCTACCAATTTTACATTTTACTTTAACAGATTTACCTGCTTTGTAACCCATGGGTTTCATCATCATACCACCACCCATTTTTTTATTTTTTATAATCTCTTTAGCTTTTTCTATATCTTTTTCAGTAAGCCTATCTTTGTCTCTCAATAATCTAGCCGTTCTTCTAACTTTGTTAAGAGCAACACCCATCCTACTTCTATGTTCTCCTGCTCTACCAGAGTCAGCACCGCCACCTTTAGATCTTTTTAATTTTTTTTGAATTATATCTGCAACAGACATACCAGGAATAAGTCCTGATCCCGCAGCTCCTCCAACTCCTGACATTTTAGAAGCTTTCTTCTTTCTATCTTTAAGAATTTTTGCACCTATTGCTCCTAATGCCATTGCACCAAGTGCAGCTTTCATAGGTTTCTTTTTGGATTTTTCTTTTCTTAGCATTGCAAAATCTTCTGCATCAATTCTGTTATTTTTGTTTTTGTCCAATTTAGCTTGGCCACCTGTTAACATTTTATTTTTCATCATACCGCCTATATATTTTTTTTTGGCTACATCTGTTAGTTTATTCTTTAAATACCTCTTAGTCAATCTGTAGTCATCTAATTTTCCCCTTTGAACATCTTTTCTAAATAGACGCTCTAAAGTTGGCAAAGGGCTTGGTAATTTACCTCTCTCCTCAGATTGTGCAGCAGCTCTACCCATCTTGGTTCTTACTCTGTGGATTTGAAAAGTAGAACCTTTTTGAGATTGTCGTTTTACGGGGATTATTTTAGTTTCTGCATCTTTAGCTCTAATGTTATAAGCTTTGACACTTTTGTTCATTTTTACGCCTGTTGCTCTTTCTACATTCTTTTTTGAATCTTTAGCGTATTTTCTTTTTTTAAGTTTTTTTACAACATCCGCTAATTTCATCCCAGCTATCTTAGCAATCTTAATTTTACTCATTAATAATATTTATAATCTTTTTCTATTTTAATGTTAGGTTCATCCCAATCATCAGAATAAGTAGATACAAATCCTCCTTGTCTGTATCTTAACACAGCTTGAGTCATACTATCAACGTAGTCATCATATTGACCATTAGGGAATGCTGCACATTCTTCAACAACTTCTTGAGCATAACTTTGATCTAAAGGTGCATATACCATGCCAGACTCAAAGACTGGAGCACAACTATTTATTCTAGTGTGTTTATCTCTACCTCTTGCAGGCACGTAGTCGATGACCGGTATTCCTGCTCGTCTTAATTCATGTATTAATGGTTGACCAGATGCTTTAGCTTCAATGATTACGGTTTCCGGTTCCCAGTAATGATATTGCTCTAACGCAACATTTTTTAAATCTGGAAAGTCATATCTTCCCTTGTGTGCATCTAAAAGTATTATGCATTTCTCATAACCTTCCACAGGTTCAAAAATACCCCAAGTAGTTATAGCTGAATAGTCTGCAGATTCTTTTTTTGAAAATGCTGTGTCGTAACTTTGTATTACATGTAAAAGTTTAGGTGTATATTCTTTGTCCCAATCTTGCCACCACTCACGTTTGATGATTGCCCCTTCCTCTGAAGTTGGGTCCTGCATGTATTGTGCATTCCAATTTTTAATGGACACCGAAGCTTTGACAGCTTCTAAATCTTCTTTTGACCAATACTCTGGCCATACTGGTTGATCGTTAGGAAGTATTGCAGGAAACTCAATAACTTTCCATTTGTCTGCTTTAGGTTCAGATTGTGCCTTGATGAGCCTTCCTGTTAAATCATCAGTTGCCCATCTTGTCATTACAACACAAATTCTTCCGCCTGGTTGTAAACGTTGTCTGGGTCCTGATGAATACCATTCGTATGCTCTGTCCATAGCAGAATCAGACATTGAGTCTTGTTCTGTATGTGGGTCATCAATAATAAGTAAGTCCGCCCCTCGTCCTGTGATAGAACCGCCAACACCCGCTGCAAAATATTCCCCACCATGATTGGTCTCCCAACGTCCTTTTGCCTTACTATCTTCTCGTAGTGTAACATTACCAAAGATCTGTTTATACTCCTTGGTGTTCATTAAGTTTCGAACCTTACTACCGAACCTTGTAGCAAGTTCAGCATTGTGTGATACCTGCATTATTTTCATCTTTGGATTCCTACCAATCATCCAAGCAGGAAATAAATAAGATGCAAATTCTGATTTAGTATGTCTTGGTGGCATATTAATAATGAGCCTTTTTTCCTCATTAGCAGCTATCTTTTGAAATTCTTCAGCTATTATTTGATGATGACCGTATCTTTTTGGGTCCTTTGTTTTACGATATATAAAATCTTGCCAAACAGTTTCAGCAAAAATTAAAAAATTATCCTGGCATAACTTGATCCACTCTAACTGCTTTTTTAAAATTATATCTTTTAATTCTTCTTCTGATAGATGATCTAAATTCATACCGTTTGGGTCCCTAGTATATTTATGTATATTGCTTTGTAAAGCCTTGCGCCTGTGTGTGCTGGGGAGAATAGCGTGGTTTTTGTAGATTTTTACAGGTTTGGAGATGGTAGGTTAAATGAGCCTTGTAGATACACCAATGGCGACATAGGGGTCGCCATTGGTTGTTCGTAGTTTAATTGCCTAGTTGACTAATTAAACTAGAGAACTTGTTAATAATGTTTTGTTTAAACTCATCAACGACTTGATTGCCTTGATTTTCTAAAATATGTTTCTCTACTTCGCCTTGTAGAAGTTGAAACATAATCTCGTAGTTGAGTTGTTTCTTGCCGTCAATAGTTATATGCAAGTCGCTTTGTGGTGTTGGTTGATTATTATTAACTCTCTCACTCAACACTTGTGCTATATTGATTAAATGATTATTAGGCATCATTACCACCAATCGCTTTGTACTCGCTGTATTCTATTTCAGTACAGAACTTATTGAATAAATCATTATGAGCAATTTTGAAATTTGCTGTTTCAAATTTCTTTCTCTTACGATTTATTTTTTGAACTCCAAAATTATTTCCTTGTTCGTCTTGAACAATAATTAAATTTTGGTTAGTTCTCTCAAAGACATCAACAAGATTTTGTTTCATTGTGTCAATCTCTTTGTTGAGCCTATTAGCCTTTAGCTTTAATTGAGCATAAGCAATGACTACTTTCTTTTCATCTTGCTTTAGCCTTTTTTGTGCTTGTGTCATATATAACTCCTTTTTGTTTATTTGACATCAACATCTTATCAAATCCCACTTTTAATGCAACAGTTTATTTTTAAAATTTTCCTTTATTGTATTATTTTCTACAACTGTAAGTTGTGCATTTAATTTATCAGCTAATTTTTGCATCTGCCCCAGAAACTCCTGCTCACTCTCTTTAGCCTTTTGGTGTTCTCTTTCCTTACGAGAACGAGGCGAGGCGTTATTCTTCTTTTTCATTAATCTATCTCCCATGTCTTTACCAATATTTCATCTGGTAACTCGTGCTTGGTTTCCTGATTTTTATTTTTATAATTATCATCAGTTTTTTTTTGAGAGCGAGGCGAGGCGACAGATGTCGCCTCGTTCTTTTTCTTTTTCTTCTTACCACCAGCACTCATAAAAAACTTTCCAACCTTGCGAGATTGCTTCTTTAGCTTCCTTGCAAAATTTTAAATCGTAGGCTTTCATATCTTCCTGCTCACCTTCCCAAGTATAACTATCCTGACCGAAGAAGAACCCACTTGTTTCAGGTAATGTGCGAGTCCTTACTTGTTCCTCTAACATATCTAAATCCTCTTTGGACAAGTACAACGGCACACAGTTGAACTGATTCCAACCCTTATCAGATTGCTTGACCTCTTCAGGTGTACGGGCTTCCCACAACTCCTGCATAAATCCTTGCAGTCGGTTATGCTTTCGCCAATCGGCAATCTGTATTACATCAGCTTCGTCTCTGTTTTGATTTGGTTTAAATTGTTCGCCCTTGTGTTTAAAGGCATACATATCTAGTCCCATTTTTGCTCCTTTGTTAGTTTTTTATGGAACTATCAGCATAATCTTAAGTGACAGCATTGGCAGGATACAAAGTATCTCGGCTAGGGTGTCAACCTGATAATTCCAATCGTCATCTTATCAAATCCCATCAATAAGTCAAACTCTATCTTTTAGAATGGTTCTAAACTAAAACAATCCATACTCCGTATCTCCTACGGGGGAGAGCTTCCTGCTGGTTACCTGTGTACCCAGTTGTCTCAAGAAACGAGCGAGGTCGCTGCCAGCAGCGCGAGCACGAGCAGTATCGTAATAGCTCTTGGGAATATTATCCATAACACTAGTAAAGTACCAATTACACTCACCACCGGAGAACCTCCTTCGGGCTGCAGATGCCAGTGCCGTGGCCACCGGTTACGAGACCTGTGGCCCGAGATACCGAGAGGTACGAGATGTTACTCATGAAGGACCTCATACTTCATCCAGCCATCCATGGCCTCAACTCCTTTCAGGAACGCAGTCTTCTCTGCAGCGGTATCGAATGTGTACGTCTTTGTCTCCTGCTGCTCTTGTCCCCATGCAATGGTAAGCTTGTGCTTCCCAATTGAATGGAATTCTTCTAGATCTTTATCGTCCATCATATCTTTTCCTCCACTTCAGACTCCGACCAGCTGTTACCGTTGGCAATGCATTTGGTGCCACGGGCACCTGTTAGTGCGTAAGTCTTGCCTGCTTCTGGTTTGTCCTCCTTCACGAGTATGCGGTTTTCGCTTCCCATGAATCCGTCTTTGTTCTTTCTGTAACGCCACTTGGGTTTCTTTGATATCGACATGTGCTCTCCTTTGTTGTTCATGATCCTAAGATAAGAGCTGATGGGAGATAAGTCAAGAACTTTTTCACGCTGTTCCAGGAGCTGCCTGGAGCCAGATGCTGTAAGCTGTGCTACGGGTTATATTTCCTAGCTTTTGTACGAGATTTTCGTCAGCAGCTTCACCTGCAGGTGACCCAGTAACTAACAAAAAGGATAAAAAAACTGGGTCACCAGCACGAGAACGAGGGAAGACGCTGCGGGAAGCACAGGTCTGCCTTCGGGATCCAGTGCCCGTGGTCAACGAAACTTTGACCGAGAACGAGAACGAGAACGAGAGCTTCGCACGGGACGCTGCTGGAGCTCCCCCATGATGGCATCCTGAACCTGTGGCCATTGTACGGGAAACGAGAACGAGCGAACGGGATTCAGTGAACGGGGATCTGTAAACACGGATACCGGTCTGTACAGTTTAAGCGACCTCTTCGAGAGGGCTTCGCCCAAGTTTTCGTACAGGATAAATACTACACCACCTGCTTTTACGTACTTGTTAATCCAAACTACTTGCCACTTATTTAGTGGCGGAAAACTGATCTTATCTGATTTTAATTCTATCCAAAATATATTGCTGTTTAACACTCCGTGAACATCTGGTATTCCGTTGATTGTGCTAGATTCTATGCGTGTTAAAAAACATTTAGTCAGTCCTTTTTTAACTTTATTCCATAACAAACTTTCAGGATTTTTTGCCATTATTTTTGAGTCAGTTTTTTTATAGAAACAATAACTGAATTAGGTATGATTGTTGTATTACCAATCTCATCAATCTTACCCTGACTTGATTCAGAATAGTCACCAAATATTCTTGTTACTCCCTTTGACTGACTTAATAAATGTCCTTTTGTTACACAAAGTGGCAGTTCACTTTGAAGGCAGCTGGAGATGCTTTGCCAACTTGAATCACTACAAATATCTTTCCATTGAACCGAGACGAGAGGATATCTTTCTTGCCAAGTTTTTGCTTTTTTATTTACTGTTATCTTTCGTTTTAACACTAACCACTCCAATTGATGTGTTTAAATGAGAGTTATGTTTCTCATTAAACTTTTTAATAAATACAGACCAACTAGCTTTCCGAATCAATTGTCTCGACTTCGATGGTTTTTGCATTGTGTCCATCGATTTTGTTTGAAAGCTCTTTGAGTTTTTCTTCAAGCTCTTCACGTGACATACCCTCCAGACCAGTTACTCTAACTTCTTTTCTATCTACAAACGCACCTGCTAACTGACCAGATCTATACTCAGCATTTATAGCTGCAGCAAATTGATCTTTCTTCTCTGCCTTATCAGCAAGTCTTTCAAATCTTTTAAATCTTCTAAGGTTGTCACCTTCATACATCTTAATCTCTTTCTCAAATCGTTTATCAAAATATTTAGCGACATGTGGATTATGTTTTCTTGATAATAATCTAGATGCAATCACACTATAATCATTTTCATTCTTACAAACATAGCCAGCTCTTTTAAGTGCTTCAGCTTGTGTAATCGTACCCCAGTCTTTTACATACACCTCAACAAACATTTTTTGTTTTGGAGTCAGGTCAAGATCTGTTCTTAATTCCTTTTTCTTTAGTCCCATTTTTCTTTATTCCATTTATACAGTAACATTATTGCAACACCTAAACAGAGGGTTGTATAAACAATACTCAATAATATTTCTATAAGCATTTTTTCTATTATATAGATTATTTCATCAAAAAGTAACTACCCAAAAACCATTCGATAGCGTTACCGCAAGACGTGTCCCTGAGGGACACCAGAGGGACACCAGAGGGACACCACTAAAATAGACTATTATCCTTGATATACTTGACTAATAGATCAATAGGGACAGCAGGGACACCTGTTTTACCCCTTGGGGTATTTTATTTTAATCAGGGGTCTAAATAATCTATATAATATAATTTTTGCATTTCGATCAGTTTTTGATATAGTCAACTTATGAATTCATTGTTAGATTCATATGATCCTGGGGGTTTTCATTACTGCTCTCTTGATGGTTTTACCCCCAGTGACAAATCTAGGAGACCACCATGACTAAACTAGAACTTTAACTTCCTTATTTCTGCCATAATACTTCTTCTCTCATCACTACAATCTGAACTTCGATAAGCCTTATAAAGTTTTCTATATTGAACCCAAGTTTTTTGTGTTTTGCTAAATGTCACTTGTCCGGTGTCCTGTAATCTTTTGTATCTATCTGTGATTATATCTGGATCGAAACCGGCTAACCAACAAATTTTCTCGAACATAGTATCAGGATAAGTAAACCAATTATGTGCATCAATCTTATAATAAGTTTCTGTTTTAGTAGGGCTAGGATTTAAAGCATCTTCAAACGCTTGAACTATGATCGCTTGAAACAAACGCTGCTCACATGGCCTTGCTGTATCTAATAAGGCGTAAGAAATACTAGTGCCCAAAATCTTTAACAAGCTTGGTGAAAAGCTCACGGTAATGCCTCTGAATTCTTACCGGAGACTGGAGATCAACAGTCCAATAATAATCATCTAACACTTCTTCAATTAATTCAGTCTTCTCCAGGCCAGGAAGAGACCTACATGTATCAATTGTAGAGAGTCTTATCTCTTTAAAATCAAACTTGCTCATCAGCATAACCACGGTGTGGGAAAAGATATGGATGTGAAAATACACCGTGGCTACGCATTTTTGACAATCAATTTCAGCCCCTTCTCTTGAGCTGCCTTCTTTCTACCGGATTGCCACTGCTTCTCAACTATCTCAAGAAACAATAAACTAAAATTTCCTAAACCAAAGTCATTTCCACAATACAACTGAAACATAACAGAAGTTACTTCATCATAAGTTTTCTTGTTAGGACAAACCATAACAAGTTTATTTAAAATAGCTTCTAACTGTTCTCGGCTGCTTTTTTTAACAGCTTTACCCACTTAATCTCCTTATAATTTAAGTTAATTAAAGCGTTCGTTGTTCGTTGGAAATAAGGTGTTTTGAAAGCCTCACCTTCTCATTATAGGCTCAGAAATACGTTGATTCGATTAATATAAAATTTGTGACTTTATTGCAACAGTTAAATTTAAAAAATTTGCGGGTATTAAGTCAGTAAGGAGGTAATGTTATGAGTAAATAATTAATGGGGGCCAGTCTCCCGCGCCCCCACACAGCCCCAGGTTCAAGGTTAACCATCCAACCTGCAGGCCTATTTACCGTTCAGGAGTTTCTTTCCCTGACTAAGCAAATTCTCTTTCATACTTTGATAGCTTTTTCCCTCTTTTCTCGCTATTTTTTTAATTTCTTCATCGACTAATTTAGCGATCATGCTACCTGGTCTTCTAAAACCATTTTTACCCATTGCTCTAATTATGCAATATGAATCTATATCAACTGCACAGCTTTTCCATTTACTTATATCCATTTATCCTCCTAATAAAATGTTACGTAAGATAAAAATGCAATAATAAATAATAGTGCTTTCGCAGGTATTACAAACAATATTGCACAAATAATTGTTTTAAGTATCAGATTGTTCATCTATCCCATCCTGTTTTGCTTTTATTTCATCCCAAAGTAAATCAACTGCTATTTGCTCATTTATTGGATATATTGGCATATATTCAAAATTAATAGAGCAAGCTGTTAATCTCTTTAATTGATCTTGAAAATGAGGATCATTGTATTCCATAGGATCCCCACTTGCTGTCACTACTTGTGTGTTGGATATAATTTCATCAACTTCTTTTATCCAACTATTAAATGCCTCTCCTTGTGATTTCAGTTTAGTTCCTGTCATAAATCTTCCAAGAAGTGAAACATGATAGTGCTTTATCTAATGCTTCATGAAATTTAATTGAAGCACTCAGATTATCTTTACAACTAAACTCTCTATATAATTTATTATTTACGTGTAATGAAAGTTTATTTGTATCTTCATCAAAAGTAAAAACAAACTTTCTTACTTTTGATTCATCCATATCTTTATCTTTGATTTGCCATTCAGGTTTAAGAACCAATGGTTCTATTGATGCAGCAGATGTGGCTGTCTCAATATGTGTAGTTCCAGTTGTTGTCGCCACACCTTGTATCTTTTGATCTTCAGTCATGTTATCCTCTTTGTTAGTTTTAATATCAATATAATATTTTTAATGGGATATGCAAGGATAATTTTATGAAAATTTTACTTACCCTAATAATGTGTAGTTTTACCACTGGAGATTGCATTGCACCTTATCAAGTAAAACAATCATTTAATGACATGCATGATTGTTTAATGATGGGTTATCAAATGGCACAAGAAAAAACTAAGGAATTAGGTAGAGAAAAAGTAAATAAACATGGGATTTATATTAAATTTTATTGTGAAAAGGTACCTGAGGCCTGATTATTCGCACATAAATCCTTGAATTGTACCCCTACCATCATTTAAATACCAACCATTTTTCATGGCATCATCAAATTCTTTATAGGTAGAAATAGCCTCTCTATGATCGTCTGCAAAGAGTAAGCATTCATGCACATCCATCGGTCTAGTTAATTCATATTTTTCTTGAATTAAAGATCCATCAAATAATAACACTAAAATAATTAAAGTTTTTGCCATACCGCTCTAATAATATTATATCATAATTTTGCCTTAATCCATAATGTAGGGTGTTGCATTTATATCACATTTTGTTATATAATGACTTATGAAGCTTTATCGCATCCAAGCAAGATATAAAAGCATATATATTGATAAGACGCTTGAAGCATCAGATGATAAAGCTGCTCTTGAAACGTTTTCAAATGGCGTGAATTCAGGAGAGATAACAGGCATTGATGAGGGTTTTTATGGAACTGATCGTGTCTATATTACATTTGAGGAGGTTGATAGAAATGTCTCTACAAGAACTAGTGGCGAAAAAACTTCAGCTGGAATCCAAATGGGCAACGCAAGCGTTGTCTCAGGGCAGAGTAACTCCTGACATGAAGTGGATCGACATTGAACTAAAAGATGTAAAGGTCAAAATTAATGACCAAAGTGTTGAAGACGCTAGAAAAGGTCTTCTTGATATAGCTAGTTAATAAAAAACTAGTATTTAAATTTTTTTCACATATTCTGCACGCTATCTATGTCTCAAAATAAAACTGAAACAATTGTTATAGTGGGTGGGGGAACTGCAGGATGGTCTACTGCACATAACTTCATTAATAAAACAAGTAATGACATAAAAATAATTTTAGTGGCAACACCAGAAATTCCAATAATTGGAGTTGGAGAAAGCACAACAGGACGGTTTAATGATTTAATAAATCTTAAAAATAATTTAACTGGTGTTCATGAAAAAGAATTTTTAAAAGAAACTGAATCTACATTTAAATTAGGAATTAAACATAGTGATTGGCATACAGTTGGCAAATCATTTTATTCTCCTATTGGTGATAATTATAATAATTTTTTTGGCTACCCTCACATCAGTTATGATGACTTTAGAATTTATCATATTGCAGAGGGTTTAGATTATGACAAAACTTTACAATCAAGATTGATGGCCTCAAACAAATTACATTTTACTAATAATGGTGAAAATATTTATACAATGCAAAAAAAGGGTTCTGCAATTCCAGTAGCTTATCATTTAGATACATATAAAGTAGGACAATATCTTAAGAAAAAAGCTTTAAATACACACAAATGTAAATACGTTGATGATCAAGTAATAGGATTTGAACAAGATGAAAATGGTTTTGTAAAATATTTAAAAACAAAATCAGGACAAAACATTGAGGGAGATTTATTTGTAGATTGCACAGGATTTGCAAGAATACTAATTAAAAATATAGAAGAAAATAAATGGATATCTTATAAAGATAATTTACTTGTAGATAGTGCCTTAAATTTTAATTATCAAATAGAAGATAATGAAGAAATAAAAAATTATACACATGCCTGGGCTCAAAAACATGGATGGTGTTGGGAAATACCTACACAAACAAGAATGGGATGTGGTTATGTTTTTAGCAGTAAACACACAGACTTTGAAAGAGCTTATGAAGAGATAAGTAAAAAATTAAAAAATAGAAAAATAAAAGTACAGAGAGAAATAAATTTTAGTACAGGTAGATTAGAAAAATTTTGGATTAAAAATGTATTATCAACTGGTTTATCAAGTGCATTTATAGAACCGTTAGAGGCCACGTCCATACATGCCACAATTATGCAAATAAATCATTTTTTAGAATATTATTTTAAAAAAGGTTTGAATTACAAATGTAATTTATTTCATGAACAATATAATTTAGAAATGACACAGATGTGGGATAATATTAGAGATTTTATTGTATTTCATTACATAACCCCAAGAAAAGATTCTGAATTTTGGAAAGAAGCAAGTGATACAAAAAGATGGTCTACAAGATTAAAAAGATTAATGTCAATGTGGAGTTATAAAATGCCAAGAGAAAATGATTATATTAATGACATAGGTAATAATTTTTATCATTTAGGTAATACACTATGGTATCAGGTAGCCATAGGAATGAAACTTTTTAATCCAAAACTAGCAAAAGAAGAATTACAAAGCTTTTATTTATATAAACCAATGAAAGATTTTTATGAAAAAAATAATCATGATTTAGATAAAATAATTAATGATTTTTGTAAAACTAATAAATTCTATAAAAGCATTCAGTGTCGCATCTAGAATTTAACCCCTGTAACAAGTGATCGTCTACTATTCAATAAAATAAAAAATCAAAAAATAGCTCATGGTATAATAGGGTATAAATAAAAAAGGAGAGCAAATGTTTTATTGGAATCAAAAACGTTTAAAAGAACTTAAAGAGAAAGGTTATAAAATAAAATTTTATAATTATGATCCTAGGTTCAAAGACCAGACGATCGAAGAGATTGAAGATCAAGGTCAGGAAGACAAAGAGGACACTCAGTCGTAACTTTATGAGTTTCAGCGATATCGTGCCAGGTTTGTATTAACCTGGTGCCATCGCATCTTGGACAATTATTCTTTGGCATTTCCCCAGCTTGTTCCGAGTGCAACGTCTGTTTTGAATGGGACTTTAAGATATTCGATAGCACTTTCCATAACCTCCTTAATTTTTATTATATCACTTTCCTCATTAATCGAAAAGCATAATTCATCATGAATTTGCAACATAGGTTTAAACCCTTGCTTGTAACAATTTATCATAGCTTGTTTTGTTTGATCTGCTGCAGATCCTTGAATTAACCTATTCAGGGCCTTGTAAGTAAAGGCTCTTCTAATGTTGTTTCCATAAATGGCCTTAGCCTCCTCATATCGCATAGCTTTGTTCATTCCGAAGGTAGCAGGCTCCCACATGTTGAATCGGCATTTACGGCCCCTTATCGTGCGAATAAAGCCATATTTTGAGGCACTATTAGTTACAGCTTCAGCCAATCTTTTAACAAAAGGCACTCTAGTATGATATTTACTTAATAAATTTTCAGCAGCATCTTTTGATATACCTAATTCTCTCGCTAGTTTAGCTTTACCCATACCATAAAAAAGACCCAAATTGATCGTTTTAGCATTAGTTCTAGATATACCTGCCATATCAGCAACAATTTGATGAAAGTCTGCTTCATCACTTTCATACGCTTTTATAAACTCGTCAGCACCTGTAAATGATCCGTCAATATCTACGGACGCAGCATAGTGAGCCACCAGTCTTGGTTCTTGTTGTGAGTAATCAAAACTTCCCCATTGTCTACCTTCCTCAGGTAAAAATAAACTTCTTATCTTATTACCGAACTCTTTATTTCTTGCTGGTATTTGTTGAAGATTTGGATTAGAATAACTTAAACGTCCAGATACAGTACCACCCTGGTCAGATCTTAACTGATTTATTTCTGAGTGGATTCTACCTTTGTGAACGTATCTTTGTATGGAGTCTATGAATGTTGAATGGAATTTATTTATTTCTCTTGCTTCTCGTATTAGTTGCGCTATTGGGTTATCACAGTTCACTAACCAGTTTTGGGTAAAGCTTGGTTCTCCGGTTTTCGGTGTCCGTGGATAATCCACACCTATTCTATCAAAGATTTGTGCAACACTCCTTGCTGCCCAAATATCAACATCTAATGTAGTTTCTTTTTTTATCTTACCTAAAACAATTGACTCCTTTTTCTTAAATTCTTTTTTAAGATCTGCTGCCCTTTGTTCGTCAACACGTATACCTGTCCTACGCATTTCTATTAATATAGGCAACAAATCCATCTCCAGGTCCCACACATCATGTAAACTTTGTTTACTAATTTCTGTTTTTAAATGCTGCCAAAGTTTTAAAGTTAAACCTGCATCTTGTTCAGCATAAAAACCAACATAACCTGCAGGTAACTTCCATAAGTCTTGTTTAGGATCAATACCCCATTCTTTCGCTTTTTCATTTAAGAATGTCTCATTCTTTATTTCACCCAACCAATCTTTACTACAAGCATTTAAACTAAAACTAAATCTATTTTCATCTACAACAGCTGCTGCAATCATCGTATCTATTATCTTACCTCTGATCTCAAAACCGTTCATAAGTAACCAACCAACATCGTATGAAGCATTGTGAAATATTTTATCGGCTGGTGTTTTTAAAACATTTTGCATCCAAGCTGTAGTAATACCAAGATCCATGTTACCACCCGCATCATGTTGAATGGGAAAATACCATTGTTGACCTAATGCTGCTACTGCAAAACCTACAATTGCTCCATCAAATGTAGCCCAACCAGATCCTTTTGTTTTAAGATTAGGGTCTTTAGTTTCTAAATCTATTGCTATTTCTTTTGCTTGTGAAAGATCCGGGTATTCTTGTGGGCAAACCCAATCACTATCATTATATATAAAATTTAATTGATGTGTCATTTATTTATTACGTAAAATCCTATTGTACATATTATTGCGATTGCAAGTATTCCAACCGACAACATTCCTAATCCATATAAAAAAGTCATTTCTTTTTAGTGAAGTGTTTTATTATAGTTAATGGATTTATACTTATATCGTCCTTTAGTGGAACGCACGACATGGGGAAGAATATTATTATTAAACATATAACACTCAGCACAATAAATTTTTTCTTTTTCAATTATAACTCCATTTCTTTCGCATTCACAGCATTTATTTTTTCTTTTTTGCATCTTTTAATTTTAATATTTCTAACTGACAATAGTGAATTACTTTTTCTAAATCTTGTATCCCGTTTTTCTGCTTGTACCTGCACACGTATTTTATAACGTTCCCTTGAAAAAACGTGAGCTCATTTTTTGATATAAACTCAAATGGTTGTATAGCCATATCTTTGTAATGAGATCCTCCAATTTGTTTATCTTGAGGGAAGATTTCTTCAAACAAACCCTTGTTTGTCATCCTTTAAATCTCTCTAACACAGCTATTTTATCCTCTGCCTCAGCTATTTTATTAACTAATTTATCCACTTCTTCTATATGTTGTGGATGTTCTCCAATCCCGACTGGTTTAGTCAAGTATATCTCTATTGTAGCCTCACATTCAGATATGATTGCATCATATTTATCTTGCAAAGCTTTTATCATTTTTAATCTAAACATAATTTGCCTCGTATAAGTTAAAATATTTACCTAACGGAAAATGATATTGGTGATACGTACTAAGTAAATGTAAGGTGCTTTTAGATCTAGTCGCTCCTGTGTACCAAACTCTTAACTCTTTTACTTTTTCTTCTAAGTTTTTTCTTTCAAAGTGAGATGGGAAGTTACATTTGCTCGCTAATACAACATTATCAGCTTCTCCTCCCTTTACTTGATGTATGGTATCTATAATAATTTTAGGTGGTTGGTTTAAATCTACACCTTCACCCATTAATTTATTGAAGTATTTCTTATCCTTATCTTTGAATTTACGTTTAAATACGTCTTGCCATAATCCTTTTTCGTCTCGCATACCACATCTTAAATGTAATTCGTCAAAAGTAAATACTTGATTTGGATGTGCAAAACTCCATTTTTTGCTGTCATGTGACCGGTATCCGTGATCAATATTCAATAAATACTCATACATGGTGCAAGCTTCTTCACGGTTTATGCTGCCACCGTCAACTATTTTTTCCCAGTATTGTATTGCTAAAAACTGATTCGGATCAAAAGACTTATTATTTTTAACGTCTTGAAAGTATAGTCCTAAACTTTTAGCCTCTTGTTGTAATTCTTTTTTTACATCATTAATCCTAGCCAAAACCATCCAATCACCTTCTATATCCCAAGGAACTTTTTTTAAACCGTTCCATCTATAAACAAAACCCTCTTTTTGATTAGAATAAAACTCTTTTTCAATCCTTTTATCACCCATAGATGATAATAAACATTTAGAAAAAAAATGTATATTTTTATTTAATCTTACAGATTTTTTTAATACTAAAGATTTACCAGGAAAAGTTTGAAAATGTTCTACATCTGCACCATTCCATTCGTATATTGCTTGGTCATCATCTCCTGCGATGTAAATCCTATCTACACCTAAAGCTATCTTTACAACCATGTCCCACTGAAGAGGTGTTAGATCTTGAGCTTCATCAACCATTAAAACTTTAAATGGAATAACTAACCCATCTTTAACAAACTTCTGTACCATATCTGTAAAGTCTAACCTGTCCGGTGTACGTTGTCCGTTCTCTAATTCCATAGTCTTAAACTCTTCGTATCCTGCTATGATTGATTTAAACTGTTGTAATCTAACAGCTTTTCTTGCTTGCTGTTTGTATAAAGAAACTGGGTCAACTTTCATATTTCTTGCACGGTCATATATTTGTAGAGACCAATTATTATAAACTTTTTGATCATCATGGCCTTCTTTATAATTTACTTTTACAGTCCCATATTGAGTATGAAACATTAACAAGTCTGCTCTTGGATCTAAAACAGGAATTTCAGCAAATTGTTGTCTGGCTAACGAATGTAATGTTCTAAAATATTTAAAGTCATCTTCATCATATTCCTTAAATCTTTTTCTCACTCTTGCAATGCACTCGTCAACTGCTTTGTTGGTAAATGATATGTAACAAATCTCGTCTGGCGAATATCCTTGTTTAAGATAACGTTGAACTCTTTTGAGTAAGTTTTCTGTTTTTCCTGTGCCTGGGGGTCCAAATATTTTAATTGTCTTCCCACGCAGCTTTTGTTTTAGTAAATTTGACATCTTTGTTTTTATGCTCTGATTGTTTTGGCAGAGACACCACCCAGTGCCTACTACTTATATTTTGAAACTTTTTCTTGGGCTTTGCACCTCCTTGTTCTAAAAATTTAGTACATTCTTTTTCATTCCAATTGTACCCCATTTTTTTCATAAAAGATCTAAATGTTTCTAATTTAAATCTCATATCTGTATCATCTCTCCAAATATTACCAGAGTCAATCTGGTCGAATTCTGTGGTATCTTCAACATCTTCCAAAAATCTAGACATTCTTGAATTAAATACATCTTGTCCCTCTTCAAAAGAATCAAATCCTTCCATATCTTGTTTGTTTGACATAAGTTCCTCAAGCCAATCTCTATATGGATCTGGATCTCTTTTTGTTGGTTTTAAGGGTCTCCAAACAATATCATAATTTAAAAGTTGCTCTCCTAATAATTGTTGTTGATATAATTGTTTTGTTGAAAGTCTTATTGATTTACCTTGGATGGGTAAAATCCAATAAGGTTCAGGATATGAGTTTACTTTTTGTAGTTTACCTACCTCAGGTAAGGCTTCGTTAGCACCTATTCCAAACTTTCTTTTAATGCACTCACTAGATACGCAGTGCATTCTTGCAATAGAAGTTTTACATTTGTATGCATATTCTTTATTTTCAACACCTTTAAAAATATTTTGTAATTCTTTTGGGTGTAATTTTTCTGAGCAAACTTTAGACATCATCTCTCTTGTCCATTCTTCATACATTACAGGATCAGGATTAATTTTTTTAGCCAATACTGCAACATTAAACATTGCATCATTTCTACCTTCACCCTTTTGTATTTTGTTTTTCATAAAATTTATTACACAAGGTGGGTAATCTTTTGTTTCATCATCTTGAAATATTTTAATTTTTTTAAATTCTGTTGGTGTTACTCTGTAAGGTTTTACAAACTCGTACAAATCTTCAATCTTTACTGAATTGCCTTCGTTATCCATAGCAACTCTAGTTGTCATGTGTGCTTTTTGATAAGGTAAGTTTACAAAATTACCTTTTCTTTTATCATCCCAATTGTCTGGTGTTAAATCTACTTCGTCTTGTGCAGGAAAAATATCTGTGGTGGTATCATTTATACCTAAGTCTGATGCTATCTCTATTAATTTTTTACGCATTGATGATGCTGGAACAACACCATCAACATGTATTATCAAATGTAAGCCATTTGATTTTGATCTATACGGTACTAATGGATATCCTCTTTGTCGTATCGTTTTAATAACTTCCTTATGCTGTATATTATAACGATCAACATCGATGACACCCCAATTGCATGTATTATCATCTCTAATTGGGACACTTCCATAATATGATTCTCCTGTTAAATGTTGTTTCCAATGGTCTAATGTCATTGGTTGAGGTTCTAACCAATGTTTGTATTCTGCCTTACCTTTAGAGTTTTTCTTTCCTGTAGGTTTGGAAACACCAAAATATGTGTTGGAGCCCTGGAAGAGTTCTACAAACTCCTCCAGGGTTTTGTCAAGTATTACCATAAATTAAAATGGAGTCTTTGGACTTTGCTCCTCTTTTTGATGGTTTACTCTTACAGCACCTTTTTTACAACTTTCGTAAAATTCGTATGCTGTTTTCATTAGCTCTTCGCTACCAACTGCTCCTTGGTGTTCTATCTCCCAACCATACCAAGATCCTTTATTGTTTTTTTCCAATACAGTTTTCATAGTATAGATTTGAGTGAATGGTGCAGGTCTAAAACTACCCTGACCACTTTTCCTCTTTTGTCTTAGTGACATCATCATTGAATTCCACTTCTTAGATTTTTTTCTTTGAGTAGATTTCATAGTCACTAAAGCTGTTGAGTTTTTATCCTGTTCTACAATAAGGACATAATGAGAAGCTGTCTCCTCAACATAGTTACCATTTGGTAATCTATCCTTACCATCGTCACCACGAGTTGTTTTACTCATGATATCAGAATCTGCTGGATAAACATTTACGGGTGCTGCTGCACCTTTATCTCTATCCTGCCACTCAATGTACTCGAGTTTATAATAACAAGGAATTACGCTGATACCTTTAGCACCATCAAATAATTCATCTGTTACAGTGTTATAAATCATACCAGGTCTAGCCTCTTGTATGAATAAACTATCTCCCTGAGTTACTTGTGGAGAGAGTTGTCCTAACACTTTCAGGAATGGTAATGCTAAACTTTTTGCGTCAACATTATCAAACCCTGTGTCTGCAAACTTTTCAATATTAAAAGTTGCAATTGCGCCAGTCTTCTTTACTTCTACGTCAGTTCCTGTCGCTTGTCCGTCTTTGAACTTTACGTTGTTCTTTATCGACATTGTTACTCCTTCGTTGTTATTTTAGTTTTGTTAGCGATGTATACTCCAAACAAATCAAAAGGTAGTTTTTTACCACCTTCAACTTGCTCCCTTACAAAAGCTTTGAGTGTCATTGGCTCTACTTTTTGTTTTTGATTATAAGTAAAGTTATACTCCTCACATACTTTTATAAGCTCTGCAACTTGGTTGTCCTGTCCCCTGTTAAAGGAAGCAGTAACGGTATTCTTGATTAAATCTTCATGACCGTTAGATCGCAACCAACCAAATGCTTCTTCAACTCTAGACTCAGGAATCTTAGCAGCGTAAAAAGGTTTTACCTCTACTTGTGAACCATCACTTAATTTAAGTAATGATACACCTGCTTCCTGCATCATTTCAGGAATGATTCGCTCTTCCATATCTCTTACTTTAAATTTGATATGATCTAGTTCTTCATTCTTTTTTTTGAGTTGTTGTTGGAGATCTTTGAGTTGTTGGCATTTTTCAGAAATTGATTTAACATCATGCTGACCAATGCCCATGGATGACATTTTTTCTATATCCATATTTTCCTCCTGCACACCTCTTAAATTAACTCCTTGCATAAATCAATAAAAAAATTTATAAAGCTGCAGGATGTGGACATACCCGTATAAAACAAAACCATACGAACATCAGAGGAACGCTTTAAAAGATTCAGCAGATGAATCACAATGGGCGTACTTTATGGAGATGGGCACTGGCAAAACTAAGGTAACTATTGATAATTTTGCTTACTTATATTTTAAAAAAAAGATAAATGCAGTTTTAATCATTGCACCTAAATCAGTATATACAATATGGGAAGATGAAATACAAACACATTTACCTAATAATATAAAATATAGGATATTTAAGTGGAATATAGATAAACCCAAACAATATGAAGCTTTAAATAAATGCAAAGAGTTTAGAATGTTTCTAATAAACGTTGAGGCTTTATCAACTAAAAGGGGACTTGATGCTTGTGAAGATTATTTATCTAAAAATATATTAAATTTTGTAGTGCTGGATGAATCCACCACAATAAAAAACCGACAAGCAAAACGAACAAAAAATATTTTAAGACTACGGCCACTATCGCATATAAGGCGCATACTAACAGGATCGCCAATAACAAAATCTCCATTAGATCTATTTACACAATGCGCTTTCTTAAGTCCAGATCTTTTAGGTTTTAGTAGTTATTTAACATTTAGAAATAGATATGCTGAGATGGGTGATATACCTGTTGGATCAGGAAGATTTATCTCTGTACCAAAATATTACAAAAGATTAGATGAACTTGAAGAAAAGCTAAGGTTGTTTTCAACAAGAATTAGAAAAGATCAATGTTTAGATCTTAAACCTAAAATAAGACAAAGAAGATATGTACAGCTTGAGGGTAAAAATCTTGAATTATATGAAACATTAAAACAAAGAGCACTAGCAATAGTTGAAGATAGTACAATATCTTTTTCTAATAAATTAACAGAAATTATTAAACTTCATCAAGTTTGTAATGGTTTTACTAAAAATGACGATGGTGAGATAGTAGAGTTACACAAACAAAAACTTAATGCACTAGAAGAAATAATTGAGGAAACAGATGGTAAGGTTATTATTTTTGCTAACTATATATACAATATCAATGAGATTGTTGCATTTTTGCAACACAAGTATGGTAAAAAAAGCACAGTTTCTATATATGGTGCTGTTCATGTTGAGGATAGAAAAGAAGCGGTGAGGAGAATACAAGAAGATAAAGACACAAGATTTATAGTAATCAACCCCACAACTGGTGGTTTTGGATTAACATTAACAGCGTGTAATACCGTAATTTACTATTCAAATAACTATAATTTAGAAGTTAGAATGCAATCTGAAGATAGGGCACATAGAATGGGTCAGAAAGGTTCTGTAGTTTATTGTGATATAGTCACTAAAAATACCCTTGATGAGGCTATTATGAAGTCTTTGGTCAATAAAGGCAGGATTGCAGCAAAGACTTTAGGTGAAGAAGAGCTTAAATCTTGGTTAATCTAGCTTTTTAAACTTTTCAACTCTCTCTAAAAATTTATCTGCATATTCTTGCAAATCAGCCTCTGAGAGCCTGAACTCTTGATATTGGAGGTCTCGGGTACAAATTGCTATTACCCCCTGCTCTATGGGCCCGTAATTAAGCGTATGGGCCAAATAATAGGCACCTAACTGATGCTTATAATCATCAACCCACTCCTCTTTTTTAGGCCTATTCGATTGTTTCCAATCCACTATACTAGGCTTTCCATAGGCTATCGCTGTTAAATCGCAGGTTCCTGCAAACATATTCTTATATTCCAAGCTAACCTCATTGCCCCATATTTCATCTAATTTAATGTTTTCTAATATGGTTTTAGCCATCATTCTGGGTTTTGTGCCCTCATCCATCATATTAAAATAACCTTGACCATTTAAGCTGTACTCTAAAACCTTATGCATCTCTGTTCCTACTGTTGATGCTTGATTCATTATTTTATCTGCCTCTGCGTTTCCTACTCTTCTGCGCCAATCATTGAGTTGTGTCATGTCTTTTGTTCTACTTAGTATGGTTGTAACGCTTGGAACTTTAATATTATCAACTAAATACTTTCTACCTTTTTCATCAGAAAATCTATTATAATGTTTGTAAGGATATTTTTTGAGAAGTTTCATGTAGTATTGATACTACATATGGTTTGAAAGTACAGCTAAAAGAATTGCACCTAATCCACATATAATGAACTTTTCCATTCTCATTATTCTAGCTTCCATTCTATCTATTCTTTCGAATGTTTGTTTTTGCATATATCTGCAAATTCTTTCGTGATGCTCTATCTTTTGTAATGCTGATTTTCTAGGCACTTTGTCTCCTTCTTGCAATTTCTATACTTAATGGGTCATTTGGAAACAAACCTGCTACTTGTCCCGCTGTTGCTTGTCCGGTGTTCGGTGGTGTTGGTGCTTGAGGCGCAGCAATTGGACTTTGTAATTGTAAATCACCTAATACTGATTGATACTCTTCTCTATCTCTTTCTTGCTCTTCTTGATCAACAATTACATTATTTCTTATAGATGTATCTATCATAGAAACTAAATTATTATCTTCTTCAGCACTACCTGATGAACCACTAAAATCATTTGCAAACATATTCTCTTCAACCACTTCAGGAATATTTTTTTCGAATAAAGGCTCAGGTATAGACATTGGTAAATCTGACAATCTATCTATAATTTCAGCTTCACTTATAGTTTTTGGATCGACTTTTGGTATGTCTTTATCTTCTTCACCTAAGTAGTTTATTAATCTTGCTAAAGCATCTCTTTTTCTTGTCATACCTAACTTCATAGCAGACTCAGTAACAGCCTTACCTTTACCTAAAATACCATTTACTTTTAATGCGTCTACTATCGTTTGTATACTTCTACCTGAATAGTAATCTCTTCCAGGTAAAAATGTTGCTTTTGGTGTTCCTGTACCCAGTGTTTCTCCCCTCAATAATTTTAAAGTTTCATCTGGTAATAAAGCATCATTCATAGCTCTTAATGCAACAGGGTCTGTTAGTATTTGTCCAGCTCTTCTAGATAATAAAAGTAAAGCAGCAGCTCCAATTAAAGTTCCTCCTGGACCACCAAATATAAGACCTCCTGCTATTCCACCACCTAGTGTCAATCTTCTTGCTAAGAACTGAGAAGGGTCAGATAATTTTGTTTCCCCAATTGCTTTCATGTAAGATGCAAAATTATAAAATTCTTGTGCACCTTTATCACCAAGCATATATTGAATTTTTCTTCGACCACCTTCATCAAAAGAATTTTTTATACCAAAAGATTTCATAAATGCATCTGCACTAAACTCTGCAAAATCATCACCACCAAATTTTAATTCAGTAGTGTTAAATATTCCATTGTTTCTTTGGACTTCTTTAATACTAAAATCTTTTAAATTTCTTTTTTGATCTCTTGTTAAAACTTTTAAGGTATCAGATAAATAAGAGGCACCTGCATTAATAGATGCATCCTCATCTATAAAGTTCCATAATGAATTAGCACCTGAATCAGACGGACTACTAAAAGCTCTTAAAAATTTGTTAAAAGCATATTTAGCTTGAACAGCTCTAAATAAATCTTTACCACCTTGTGTTGCTTTTATACCAACTTGTTTCGATGGTTCAGCTCCAATTAATTTTTTAAATTGTACAACTGCATCTACTGAATCATTTTCAAATACTTCTCTACCTATATCTCTAAATAATTGATCTCTATATTTTGTGCCTGCACCTTGTATACCTTCTAAACTTTTTGCAGTAAAAGCATTTCTGTCAAAAGATCTAAGTGTTTTGACTAAAGGTGAAAGTGAATAAAATCCTTGTACATCAGCAAATATTTTATTTGCCTTTAACAGTTGTCCTTTTAATTGTTCCGCTGATTTAATATTTTGTTCAATAAATTGATCAGCTAAAGGTTTACCACTTTGTTTAACGATTGTGTCATAGGTAGCTTTTATACCTTCATCTTGTAAATATTTTGCAGGGTTATAAATATCCTCACCAAATTTAGCAAAGTCAGTTTCTAACGCTTCTCTCATAATAAACATATTATTTTTTAAAGTAGCATATCTACTACCTTCTATTGCATTATTTAACATAGTCATCACACCTTTGAATTGTTTTGGTGTAATCATACCATCTCTAATTGCTATCATTGATTTCATAAATAAATTTATTGGATCACCTTGCATAGTAAGTAGTTTTTGAACATCTTCTTGTTTAAATGGTACATTGCTAAAACCATCAAGATATTCTCTGAATTCTGGAAATTGTGCTTGGTTCTCCTCTAAAAATTCTCTAGCAGCTTTTTGTGTTTTTTCTAATTTAATTATTTTAGGGTTACCAGAGGTTGCAACTAAATTATCAAAAGTTTTATATGCACTATTATAAAGATCTACGTTTTCTACAAATACCTTTTCTGCTTGTTTTCTAATGGATGTATTTATAGCACTAACTTTTAATAAAGGTGAATATGCTTGTAAATCTTCAAGATATCTCTTACCACCAGCGATCTCTGCTTCTGATTTAGCAACTTTACCTATTGGTGATACTAATGGGAATACCCCCATAAATTTAAAATAGTTTTTTCCTAATCCTGCCAATGGTCCTTGTCCTTCTTTTAATGCAGATAATAATGGTAATGGTAAACCTTTATCTCTTGCAAATTGAGCTAATTCTTTTTGTTTTGGGCCAACTGTACCAAATGCTGCTCTTATACCTTTACTCAAATGACTAAATAAGAATGGTGACAATAAAGATGCACCAGTGTTCCACAACATTGCATTTTTCATTGCAACACCCGCATTTACTAATTGATCTCTTTCAACTTCACCCTCAGGTATTTCTGATAAATCATCGGCTAATGCAGAGGCTACATCAATACCAACTTGTTCATTTAAAGTGTCATATGTTAAAGATCCAACTCCTGCACCGACTGTACCGCCAAGAACTGATTGTACTTCTGTTTTAAGTAGTGGACCTCTGTAAGCTCTTGATAATGGATCAAACAATTTACCAATACCTCTAATTGCACCTCCAAATAATTTAAATCTACCTGGTAATTTATCAGCTATCTTTACTGCCTGTTGTGCAAAAAATCCTGGACCCTTACCAAATAGCTCCCCTTTCTTTGCTGCATTAAAAATTTTTTTTCTGTTTGCAACGTAAGGATAAATAGAACCAGTTATATCACCAACTAATTCATAAGTTGGTTGACCAACGTTAGTTGCTGCTTTTAATGGATCTTGTAAAAACTCTCTTTCAGAAACTATCTCTTGCGTTGCACCTTCTCTCATATCAGACAGTTCACGCATTTTAGGACCTTTTAATCTGCCACTATCAATTAATGCATCAATGATAGCTCTTTGTTCTGCATTAAATTCACCTGGATTTAATGTTCGATCATCTAATTTTTTTTGTAATGTATCTAATGTACTCATTATTTTAAACCTGGAAATATTCTTTTAAGATCTTCTTCTGTCAATTTATTAATGTCTTCTTCTGTCTTTTTTAATTTACCGAATGTTTCTGTAAATGTGTTTAAAGTTGTGCCTTGAGGTACAAGATCGTATGCTTTTCTTTCATCTAATAAATACTGAGATGAAC